CTTGTTTGTCGGTATCCGTCCGCCTGCGGTCGTGCCGCACGGGGCAAACGGGGGTGTCCAGAGGGGTGTAACCCCGTTGGCTCATTAGGGTGTTTTTAGCATGAGCGAAGCGGTGCGTGAAGAAAACGCCCTAATGAGCTATGGCTTTTTGTTCCCCAAAAGCCTGCGGCGGTGTCAGCGATGATGCAAGGCGGATGTCTGTTGCCCTTTTCTTTTCGTCTGCGATGAGGGCTTTCCCTTGTCGGTCGGCAGGATGGAAGTCCGTCCGACCAGCCGGCGGATGGCGACATTCACCACAATCGTTTTCCCAGCGGACTTGTTGAGGGGTGAAAAGCGTTGAACTGTTGAATTGAATGTATAACAGCTTGATATATTGCGAAATATATCCTAAACAATCTCTCAACAAAAGTGTGGTGCCCAACAAACGGATGCGAAAATAAAAGGCAGTAGTGGAACGGTGTGCCATTGCTTCTTCTTTTCATCAGCCGTTATGTGTTGTTGGCGGTTTGTTGAGGTTGCATATTCTTATATACCAATACTTTACTATCCTTATTCAACAATTCAACAGAATATCAAAGTCTTTCCAGCAGTTCTTTCGTAACGGTGTAATACCTGCCCACGCTTCTTCGGGTTTGGTAACGGTCATTGCCGCCGTATTGGTAGGCGGTATAGGTAAGACCGTTGGGCGCGGGTGTCAGTTTCCAACACTCCTGCACCACTTTCCGTACTTGTGATTTCTCCACTTTGACTTGCGAGCAGACCAGCAAGGGAATGATGTCGTTCAGGCAGAAAGACACCGTTTCCACCTCCATTTTCGCCATGATGTCGAGCAGCAGTTCCGCCATCTCAATCTCCAAGCGGTTGCGGTTGCTTCGGATTATCTTCCGCAGGGCTTCCGTTTCCAGCAGCTTCGGGTTGAACCACATGCGGCTCTCCTTTTCTGTCGATAACTTGCGGTTGGCAAGGAAATGCAGGAAAGCGGGTATCTCCGCTTTCAGTTTTTGCAGGAAGTCGGTATCGTCATTCTGTAACGGCACAATCTTCCGCACCCAATAACGTGTTTCCCCTGCGTCGATGATGACGGGCAGGTGCTCGTTGTTGGAACAAAGCACGAACTTGGCAAAAAAGCCTATCTCGTCACGGTCTTTGCCTTTCGCCTCCACCTTGTAGGAAAGCGTGGTGCTGAGGTTCTTCAGCCTTTCGCTGTCCTCACGGCGGTTTAATAACACCTCATCCACCATGATGAGCAGCTTGCCTGCCCAATCGGAGTTGAACTGGCTGCGGAAGTCCTCGTTGGTGTTGAACGTCACGTTGTTTTGGAATACGGCTTTCAGGAAGTTCAGGAAGGTACTTTTTCCCGTGTTCCTCTCTTCGGACACGAGCAGCAGAATGGGCAGCTTCTGAATGGGGTAAAGGTAGAGTAACTGCAAATAGTCCATGCCCAACTCATATTGTTCGCCGAAGATGTGTTCCACCAACGAACGGATGCAAGGGAAATCCCCCTCCTGCGGTCGGTGGCTTATCGGTTCGTAGAGGTTGAGGAACTTGCCGACTGCGGGCTTGTAGCCCACATGGTCGGGTACGGTGCAGAAGCCGTCATACTTGGGGATGCCAGCCATGTAGTCCTTGCCGTAGTCCTGCCGCAAGGTCTCGGAGTTCCATGCGATGCGTTTCCTCACATAGCCGCCGTCAATTCGGGGCTGGTTTACAATCTTGTAGAGCGTGGTGCCTACTCGGATGAATGTTTCTTTTTCTGTCATTAGCTTTACTTTTTTGTGCCGCCGACACCTTGTCGGCAAGCGGATTAAATATGGGTGCAAAGCTACGGTAGGACGGTTAAAACCTTGATACGTAAAACGATGCAGAACGGCGCAAAAGAAACTGACGGATAAGAAAATGCGGCAGAATGGGCAATATCAGCCTTAAAATGGCGAAAAGAAAAAGCCCGAAGAAGCGGAATGTCGCACTTCTTCGGGCAAATGGGTTGCCGCAGATATTCGTTGGTAAATGGATATGCAGGTTTATAGGTTTACTGATGTCATTACGACACCACATCAGGTTAAACCGCTCGTAAACAGGCTGTAAAAGTTTACAAAGCGCACAATCTAACATCTGCATGAGGGTTTGCTGCCCATTGAAACCAACAAAATTTGCCTTTCTTTTCGCAAGCAGAGCCTTTCCAGCAAGGAATTGCGTACACTTGACGCACTCGGTGTATCAATTCGGAAAGCAAGTGCCACGACCATTGGCAAGGCGTACACATCCACAAAGTAGCCGTTGGGCAACCTGATGTGTCCTTCTACCTCGAAAGGGTTTAATACTCTGCTCTTATACACGGCTCGCATGGCGGCACGGAGTGTAGGAACGATTACATCGAAAAGCTCCACCAATTCCATTTCGCTCATCCATACGTTGGCGGTATCGGACGGTACGGCAACCCTGCCGCATCCGTCCATCGTGATTGTTGTCCGTTTCATTGGCAATGTTCTATATGGTGAAATGTCCGCTTACCTTGCTCTCGAAAGCGGATATGTCGTTTTCGAGTTTCTTGTTCGTCACTTTCGCGTAAATCTGCGTGGTGGTGATATTCGTATGCCCCAAAATCTTGCTTACGCTCTCTATCGGCATACCGTAGTTCAATGCCAAAACAGCGAATGAATGGCGGCTTAGGTGGAATGAAACCGTTTTTTCGATGCCGCATCTTTGGGCTATTTTCTTGATGCGTCTGTTCACCATGTCAAGCGAGCCGATGTTGAACAGCCGCTTGTCTTTCCTAAACACTTCTTGCCGCTTGATTATCTGCATGGGGATATCCATCAGCTTGATTTGGAACGGTACACCTGTCTTTTGACGTTTCGACACAATCCACGATGCGCCGTTCATTTCAACGATGTTGTCTATGGTCAGGTTCTTGATGTCCGTGAACGAGATGCCCGTCCAACAACCGAACAGGAACAAATCCCTTGCCAACGCAAAGTTGGGATTGTCCAGCTTGATTGCGCTTAATGCCTGAATTTCGTCCTCCGTCAGAAAGCCACGCTCCTTGTGGTCGGGGTCAAGGTGGTACATCGCAAACGGATTTCTCGCTATTTTCCCGTTATAGTGGGCTGCGGTGACGATGTGTTTCAACGGTATGGAGTATACACACACGGATGATTGTTCCAGACCGACCTCGTTGCGCAGGTACAGGCAGTAGTCACGGATGAAGTCCTCGGTCAGTTCATTCATCGCTATGTCCGTCCGCTTGTATTTCTTCTTGATAAACTCCGCAACATATCTCCTGACAATGATATGCTTCTGATATGTTCGTATGGAACGGTCTTTGCCCACACGTTTGGCGAACACCTCGTTCTCCTTGTCAAAGGCACGAAGCAGTGTGTCATATTCCGTACCGATGCCCTGATAGGCATTACGTACCATTTCAGCCGTGACAAACGCCTCACGGTCGGAAAGCCGCTGGTAGTGTTTCGTTATCTGTGCCTTGATGTTGTCAAGGGCATAGTTCACCGCCACCGCTTCACGGCTTTTGCCTTTCGCCCTGTTGCCCTTGGCATCCCAAAGTTCCTTTGAGATACTCTGTTTGCAACTGAACTGTGCGATAGTCCCGTTGATTGTAACCCGTCCCATGATGGGGACAATTCCGTTCTTCTCCTTGCTTCCGTTTACATAAAAAACGGTCTTGAAAGTGCTCCTCATAATCCTACTTTTTGTTTGGTGCAAAATTAGTTTACGGGAGTTGTAAAGGCAGAATGTAAACCTACGCAGAACGCAGAAATAGAGACCGTTAGTGTTAAATGTGCATCAGGTATCGGGTAATGATTTGGAAGTGCATCTATTTCTGCAATCTGCCTAAATCCGTTTTCCCGACCTTATGCCAATTTGTCCCATTCGAAGCCAAACTCTCTGACTGTCAGCGAGAATGCTCAAATTCGCTTTATTCTGCGTTTTATCCTATTATTTTGTCTAAAAAATTTGCTAATCCTACTCCCTAACCTTTGAGAAGCCCCCGAAACGAAAACGACCAATGCGGTCGGAAGACGTCACAAGAAAACATCGGACATACAGAGAGGCGAAAAGAAAAAGAAACCGCCCACTCCAAATCCGAACAAGGTAATCAACAATCTAAAATCGGAAAATATGAGAATGATATTGAGTGACATCGGAAAGGTATTGTGGAAAGCATTATCCGCAGCAGTAACGACAACATCAAACATAGCCTTTTGTGCTGGCAGTTTGGTAGTAGGTATCATAGGAGAAATCCTATTCGGCATGTTGAGCATCATGTTCGGCATCCTAATCTCCCTATTTTCAGTAATGGCGGCAATCGGCTTTTTCATTTGGTTATTAACA